TTTCGGGGCCTCCATCGCCGCTGCTTAACAGCAGGGCGTTTGGCCATGCCTCCATCCGGAGGTTTAGGTCGACCGTTCAGGCTTATTGCCTGCTAGGAGAGTCATCTCTCCTTATCATACGAAAGTATGACGGTGGTGAAGGCCCCGAATCCGGGACCAGTCCATTCCAGAGTCGACATATGGAACCATACTCAAAGGTAAATCTTCGTAGTAATAGAGCAAGAACGTGGGCCGCAGCGCAAGCTGTTGGTCCAGGCGCGTGGCAAGCAGATGTGAATCCGCTGCCACCTTATCTATATACTACTTGGACTGACTACGTCGACGGCTTTAAAAACCCGCTTTGGAAGCTTCAGGTCATTCGAGGCGAAGGCGCTACGACTGACTTTGTTGCTACTGAGAGAGTGGTTAAGGTCGAAGAAGGAGCATTCCAGGTTCGATATTCGTGGGTTCCCGGGGCTCCAGAGGATGCCAGACTTAAGTCTGCCATCGCCATGGGACCTCTTCTCGCACACATGAATATTGACCTACCGATGGGGGTTAATGGCATACATGTCGGAACAGCTGATAATGACGCAGCTGGCGATTGGTACAAGAAAGTACGTAACCGAATGTCGACTTTTAAAGGTCTGACATTCGCTGCGGAATCTCTCGAAGCCAAGCGCATGATTTTTGACAGAAGTACCAAGATGCTCACGAAGATCCCTATCTTCCAAAACCTCCTCCGGAAGAGGTGGGTTCGAAGTAGGACTAAACGAGGCAAGCTTAGGACTCTCTCGAATTCCTGGCTAGAACTTCAGTATGGCTGGGCGCCCCTGGTGTCTGATTTAGAGGACGCTAATAAGGTCCTTCAAAATCCGACACCTCAGTACAAGTACGTGAAAGGCGAAGGTAATGCCCGCTCGATCGAGGAGAACTCCTCCGACGAGGGTGGACAGAACGACGTTTTCTGGGACTTGACTAAGAGGCTATCCTCAAGGTACTACATAAAGTACTATGGGGTAATTCAAGCTCGGGTTGATCCCTCTGGTTCTAGGCTCCAAGATTGGGGCCTTACGACAAGAGAGTTTCTTCCCACTTTGTGGGAAGTCATCCCGTGGTCATTCGCAGTTGATTATTTCACCAATGTTAGTGATATAATTAATGCGGTTAGCTACGCTTCTGTAGGTGTTCGATGGGTTAGCAGAGCCCAGATCTGGGAACGTACCTGTACTCGCAGGTATGTTTGCAGGTCTACTCCACCTTCCTATCTTCCAGTCTACAACGTGGACTTTAACATTCCGTCATCTGTAATAGTAACCAGTCGAAAAGTC